AGACCTCTTCCAGAATTTGACAAACAAGATCTTTCAATTATGCAAGAACTTGGTATTGATCCAAAGGGCACATTAGAAAGATTACAAAAAACACAACCACAATTCAGACCTCTTCCAGAGATTGATAAGCAAGACCTTTCAATTATGCAAGAACTTGGCATTGACCCAAGAAATCCATCTGCACAAGATATGGCTGATGTTCGTATTGCAAAAGATGCTATTGCTGTGTCTTCTTTAGAGAAGTCAAAATTAGCAGTTCCTAGAGCAGAATTTAAATCTAAATTGCCAACTGCTCCACTTGATGAATTACCATCTGCAGATAAAATTATTGCTCAAATTAAACTAAATAGAGCAAATAGAATTAATCAACCAAATCAAGTTGTTACTCAACCACAAGTTACTACCCCTGCACAAACTAATGTTGCACCAGTAACGCAACCACAGGTTACACCACAAACTCAACCTGCTGCAGTTAATACAACAAAAGTTCCACAAACAAACTTGTCTGCACCTCCAGCTCCTTCTGCAAAAACAAAAACTACCATTCCATTTGTAAATAGACAAGATGTTTCTGCGGTTGCAAGACAGCAATTAAAAGATAATCAAGGCGAAATTCAAAAGAGATTAACAGATTCATTTACAAGTTTAAATAATTTTGAAAAAACAGTATATGATATTATTACTGATAAAGACCTTGATAATGCTTTTGGTCCTTTAGCAACTAAACGTGCTGGTATAGAAGGAACTGCTGCTTTTAAAGTAAACAATCTTATTACAAGTACAGAAGGTGCTGCGTTAGTAAATGAATTAAAAAAACTTAAAGCGTTATCACCTCAAGGATCTGCAGGAACTGGTCAGTTATCAGAAAAAGAAGGTGATAGAATTATTACTTCTTTAAATAAAATTAAATTAGGATTATCGCCAGAAGAAGGTAAGAGAGTAATTGTTGAATTATTACAAACTATTCAAACCGCAAAAGCTAATCTTAATCAAGGTTATGTCAATGATTATGGTAATGACTTTGAGTTTCCAAAATCAGAATTTTTACCACTAGAAACAAAAGTAAAAACAGACAAAGGTGAAATTAAAGTATATTCTGGTGCAAACCCATATATCAAAAAACGTTTCCCAGCTAAAGCAGCTGGATTAGATCCAAATGCACAGTATTACATTATGAATAACGAATTATATTATTTCTAGGATAAATAATGGCTGCTGAATTATATAAATTACAATTAAATAAAGTTCCAGATGTCACTACTGCTGGTCCTGTAAAAGCAGGTGCTGTAGCAGATGTTCCAACTAACTTTTCTGTTTTACAAGCTGGTGCAAATATACCTCAAAACCTATTTGATATCTTGCGTGGTGGATACAATGTAATCACAGATCCATTAAATGTAGGTTATGGTGTTGGCGAAACTATAGCTGGTGGTGCTCAAACGGCTGCAAGAAAAAGTTTAGAGCAAATGTATTCGCCAGAAGAAGTATTGAGAAAGATGCCAGTATCTAGACAAGAAGAAATGTTTAGAACATTTGCAGCACCATATCAAAGTGCAGAATCATTTAAACAATACGCACAAGAAAGACCAGTAGAAGCATTATTAGATATATCTACAGGTGCTGGTATTGCATCTAAAGCTGTGCCATATAAAATTCCATCTGTTACAGGAAAAGTTCCATTTACAGAAAGACAAGTAACTACACCTGCTGTAGGTTTTTCAGAACTATCTAAAGCAACAAATCCATTATATTTAGGCGGTAAAGTATTAGAAGCTGGTTTGCCTCCAGTATTAGGAATAACAACTGGTGTTGGTGGTGAAGCTGTTAAAAAAGTATATGAAGCATCTAAAGCTGGTATTGATACTGCAATTAATCAAATTGTAGGAAAAACAGAATCAGTAGATATATTAAATAAAGCAAAAGCTGGTTTACAAGAGATGATTGCACAGAAAAATATGCAATATTCAACAGCTAAAAAATCAAGTCCATTTAAAGCTACAGATACTGGATGGGCTGCAAGTTCAGCTAGATTAGACTTTGCACCAATTAGAAAGTCTTTTGATGATGCTAAAAGATCTATTACTTACAGAGGTCAAGTAAGTGTTGGTGACAAAGAATTAGCTGCAATTAATGAAGTAGAGCAAATTCTTAATACTTGGGAATCTCAACCTAAATTACATACAGCTGCTGGTTTAGACTTCTTAAAACAAAGAATAGATGCTGTGTATCCAGAGAGTCCTAACATGACTCAAGCACAAAGAATTATTGATACTACTCGCAATGGTGTAAAGAATTATCTTGTTAAAGAAGTTCCAGAATACAAAAAAGCAATGGCAGACTATGAAAACTCTATTGAAACTATTAGAGAGATTGATCGTGGATTGCTTGGCGGAAACAGAGCTTCTCAAGAAACAGCATTAAGAAAATTATTAAGAACAACTCGTGATGAGACTGGTGTTAAATTATCTTTAGCTGATAAAATGAAAAACGCTACTGGTATTGATTTAACAACTGAAATTGCTGGTGCATCTATGAAATCTTATGAGCCAAAAAGTCTTCTTGGTACATTAGGAGGTGGTGCTGGTATTGCCAATATTGCATTTGGTAGTGCTGGATTAAATCCTTTAACAGCATTAGGTGTTGGTATCACATCACCTAAAATTACTGGCTTATTAACTCAAGCTGGTGGTAAAGTTGCTAGATATGGCACTCCTATTGACTTAACAGCAAAAACAGGGGTACAGCTTAACAAAGTACAAGATGCTATGAGTTTATTAGAACCAGATTTGTACCTACAACAACTAGATCAGATGTATCAAAATCAGCGATGATAGAGTGGCATGATCTAAAATTACCTCCTATTAACTTATATAACGCACCGAAAGTTTAGAAAAATGAGTGAGATCGACCCATTTAAGTACGGACAACTTGTGGCTCAAGTAGAGCAAATGGAAAAGAAAATAGATAAATTAGAACAAGGCATGGATGAACTACTAGCCCTTGCTAATAAATCCAAAGGTGGATTTTGGGCAGGCATGACTATAGCTTCATTTATTGGCGGACTATTTACATTTATTATGCACAACTGGTTAGGAAAATAAAATGCAAAAATTCCTCATGGCAGTTACTCTAGTATTGCTATGGTTGTTTTTATATGACTATGCGGATAGCAAAGAACTTCCAAAAGAAATGTCTATGAAAACAGATGTAGGTGAAGTTGTGCTTACTACAGAAGAATGTATCTTTATAAAGATGGGCTTAAAAAACTATCCTTATGCTGCATACGCTACTGAAAAAGGTAAAGCTAACCATGAAGGATGTTGGCGTAAAGATGATGTCAATGGTATGTCATCTGTCTTAATTTACTTTCCTGAAATAGACTCTACAGCAGTATATAATCCACAACTATTTAGCCCACGTTCAACACTATGACATTTATTACTGAAAATAATATAGCGAACTTGTATGACACACTTATACAATTTCCTGTGTTTGACGAATATAAACTCCCACCTGCAAGCAAAGTGGACTTCGTAGTAGTACATGACGATACTATCTGTGGACAATACGAACCACCAGAAGCAGGCGAACCACATATCATCACTATATCAACTGCAAAGTGTGGACATTTAGATACAGTTATCAAGACTATTTGTCATGAAATTATCCACATGATATGCTATCTTGAATCCCCTAAAACCGAGAAATATACAAGTCACAAAGGTTTATTCTTAAAACTACAAAAGAGAGTAGCTAACACACTTGGCTACGACCCTAAAGAACTATAAGGAGAATATCATAGATCCAATCACAATATTATCTGCTTTTGCACCAGTAGCTGTAGATTTAGGCAAATCACTTATAAATAAGTTTATTGCACCTGACCAATTTAAACCAGCTACTATAGAACAATATGTCAAGATGAAAGAAATTGACCTAGAATTCTTTAAAGTAATGAATGAAGCTGGTGGTGGTAACCCATCATACTTATGGGTAGAAGCTATTATCAGACTTATGCGACCAGCTATTGGCTTATTAGTTTTAACAACATGGGCTACTATGCACCTTAACGGTACAGCAACATCTGAAGTAGATAACTTTGCAAGTGCAGTTGGTTTCTATCTATTCGGTGAACGTTCACTATTACACATTAAAAAGAGTGCTAAATGATAATCTTACATTTTATGAATTTTATTGGGTTATCGTTTCTTAAATTAATTGTTGTTACATTATTATTTATTGCTATGGGATTCTCTCTAGCATTTATGATGGCAATGGAATCACTTACATACGCATTGGAATATATCAATTCATATGTTGATTGAAGTAAAGCGATTTGAGTTTAAAGATACACATACTATAGGCAAGATGTATATAGACGGTGTATATGAGTGTTATACATTAGAAGATGTAGTTAGAAATGGCACTAAAGTCATGGGCAAGACTGCTATACCTACTGGCGAATATAAAATCATTATAGACGCATCTGTACGATTTAAACAAGACATGCCACACATACTTAACGTACCTAACTTTACAGGTGTTCGTATTCATGCAGGTAATACATCTGCACATACTGACGGATGTATATTGCTAGGCACAACATGGTCAGGAAAAGACTTTATTGGAAACTCTAGAGTAGCTTATAAAAAGTTTTTTGACAAACTAAAGAAAGCTAAAACAGCTACCATTAAAATATGCTAGATTATTTTATCTGCGATATACTTTGTGCAATAGATCATTTTAAGTATATATTACTGTTTTTATTAGGATATCTAGTATATAATAGTGTATCTAATTAATAGAGACTACTATGAAAATTTTAATGATTGATATAGAAGTATCACCTAATACAGCTCATGTATGGGGTATCTACGACCAAAACATTTCAATTAATCAGCTATTAGAATCATCTTATACACTTTGCTATGCTGCTAAATGGTATGGTGAATCTAAAATCATGTTTGACTCAATTCAGAAGTCTGGCAAGAAAAAAATGTTAGAGTCAGTGCATAAACTATTAGACGAAGCTGATGCCGTAGTGCATTATAATGGATCTAGGTTTGATATACCTATCCTACAAAAAGAATTTTTATTGTCTGGTATGAGCCCTCCAGCACCTGTTAAACAGATAGATTTATTGCAAGTAGCAAGAAGACAGTTTAGATTTGTTTCTAACAAACTAGACTATGTATCACAAGCTTTAGGATTAGGAAGCAAGACTGAACATGAAGGTCATACTTTATGGGTCAAGTGTATGAATAATGATCGTAAGGCATGGAAGACTATGGAAGAATACAATAAGAACGATGTTATTCTTCTAGAGAAAGTGTACGACAAGTTTAAAGCATGGATTAAATCACATCCAAATCATAATGCGTATTCCGCAAATACTTGTTGTCCAAATTGCGGTTCACGCAAATTAAATAAACGTGGCACTCAAGTTAGTTTGTCTAGAGTTTATCAACGCTTTCAATGTCAAGGATGTGGCTCATGGTCTCGTGCAGTAAAATCAGAAAAAGTAGCAAAAGAAGCGGTTATCAGCATATAGGAAATATTATGAATTTAGAAAAGTTATGTGAGCACATTGTAGGAAAGCAAATAGTAGAAGCAGAAGCCTACTACGGTGAAGACTTACTTATTCTGGTATTGGATGACGGAAGCCACATAGAGATTAGTGGCGATGGTTTATCAGTATATTCAGAAATTCCAGATTTAGACGATTAAATTAAAGTTATGTAGATCTGTATTTTTAATCTCATATAGATCTGCTTTTGTTTCAAAAGTAGTGTTGTCACTTCTTGTTCTAACAGTTCCTTTTAGATAAAAATTAGCTTTTTGTAAAAATTCTTTTTTATCTATCCATCCACATATTGTTAAAGTCATATTAATACGATTTAAACTACAAAATATATATCTGTCTACTTTATACTTATCTTGCATACCTATTAAATTATTTACAAAATAAGGTTTAGGATCACAGTTTCTACCCATAGTTTTTACATCATAAGTTTTATTTTTATATGTAAAATCTATACCACCATCAAATCCATTAGCATCTTGTATTAATGGCAAACCAAGTAAGTCTTGAACAACTGATTGACCTACAATACCTCTTAATTGTTCAGAGGCATCACCATCAGCAATACCTCTTTTCCCAAAATTAGTTGTTTTTAATATGCTTCTACAATGGGATACAATTTCATCTTTTATTTTAATGCTAATCATCTACCATTTCAAGTCTTTGTAGCTGTGCAGTAACTTCTGGAGGATTAATAGCCTCTTCATCACGCATTACCTCTACCAACTTGTTTTTATACCATTCAGATTTAGCTAAATCTTCTTCTGGTCTACCCTTAAATGGATATCTTAAATCATATTTAAGTTTAGATCCTTTTAAATAACCAATAAACTCCTCTTTAGTCAAACGACTCGCTATAATATCTATCGCTTCCAACCCCCCTACCAAATAATGCTTCGGATGATTTACGTTGTCCATCTACTACCTCCTTTGTTAAAGATTTTTTAATACGATACGCTTCATTACCAATTCTTGCTACCATACTCTTGCTTAATGTAGGCTTAAGTTTAAGTAAGCCTTGTGCTGCTAATTCTTTTAGCTTTGTTCCATTCATCTTAAAATGTCTTCTAGCATCAGTATTAGTTCTGCATTGTGGTGAGTCTATAAACGCTTGTATTTCGTTTATTAACTCTTGATTATAAAGTCTTGGTGCTCCCATTATATCCCCACTAAAGATGATTTAATATATTTAAGTATTCCATAATTCCATCCTCGCATTGTACACTCTATTAGCGTATAGTCAAGTAATAATTCATCAATTCTACGTCTATTGTATGCAGAATGAAACTCTATTAAAAATATGCTTGGAAAATGAACTAGGTTTTCAAGTATCTCAATTTCCGCACCTTCTGTGTCAATCTTCATGATGTCGCATCTTGGTAAATGTTTAGCTGACATTACTTTTACCATTTCACCATCTGCTCTTTGCTCTTCACCTTGATATAAACTTGCTTCACCACAGTTATGAGTGCCATAATACATCATACGTTCACCATCATCTTTGCCTATGGCTATGTTCCTAACAGCTATATCAGTACCTTCTATGTTTTGCCTTAACAGATTATAGTTTTCTTTTATAGGCTCATAACAATCTATTTTTGCGTTATCAAAGTATTCATGTGCCCATACTGCAAAGCCACCAACGTTAGCACCAATATCTATAATAGATGGATTGCTAATTTTCCCAATAGCGTATTCACCTTGAAATATCTTACCTATATGGCTAATCATGTTATTAGGAATTATCATTTCAATATGTTCCAACAGATTTGTAGCTTATTCCAAAACGATAGTTTTTTTGAGTTTTCTACAACGTAATCTGATAACGCTTTTTGTATGCCTGCTTGTAGTATTATTTCTCTTCCTGCTTGATTCATGTCAAGCGTTAACTTGCAATCACCTACTTTTGTATCTTTAATACTAACTACTTTGATATATGGCTTGGTCATACTAATCTCCCACTATACTGATAAGTTCCTGTATGGACTAGCTGTGTCCATGCTGCACCATGTACTTTAATACCATTATCACGAGCAAGTTTACAGAAATGGTAATCTTCAGATAATAAATGATTGTTCTCATCTATACTTGTTGCAAAGTATTCTGTAATTTTATCGCCTAGATCAGAGTTATCATTAGTGTCATTCATGTTATGAATATATGACGGACATTTGTCTTTTAACTTCTCAAATACCTCACGCTTGATTAACATAAAGCCTGTGCCACCATGTTTAACTTCAAATGGTTTATCAGTAGGAACTAGATCAGTTTCATTAACTAGATTCACTACATACTCACCTGTAAAGTATTTCAGTTGATGTTCTGGAACTTTCTTGTCAATAGCAAATTTAACACCAGCCCAATTTATTTCTTTCTTTGGATATACACCACAGATAATATCTACATCAGCATCTAGCATTTTAAAGAAGTGCTCTGGCTCAAAGCTAATGTCTGCATCTATAAACATCATATGTGTTGCATCACCTTTTAGAAAATCATTTACAAGCGTATTACGACCACGAGTAATAAGACTTTCATTATAAAGAAATGAGAAATATGCGTCTATATCTTTAGATATAAGCCATGCCTGTAGTTTAAGCATAGATTCTAGATATGTGCCGTAACACAAACCTCCGTACATTGGTGTTGCTATAAATAAACTAGGCTTCATATTTTATCCCATGTAATTGTTCAATAATTCTTGCAAACTGTATCATTCTATCTATTGTCATTGGCTCATATCTGGTTGGAAAAACCTTGCTATAAGCATCAATTATTTGTTCTTGTGTAAGTGGGTTATAGTCCACCATGTGCCTCCGTTAATTTTTTACTGTCGTATTTCTTTATGTTAGTAACCTTAATAATCTTTTTAGTGTCTGGTATCAATGGCGTTATAGTGACATTGTGAAGTTTAGATTTCAGGTCTTTAAACCATGAAAGTTCTGTAGGTTCTGCAGTCATAAGACCAGACCATACAAGTTTACCTGTGCTATCAAATTCTTCTACAAGCCATGCTAACGGTTTCATCAATAAAATACCATCCTTCCTATGTGAGTAATTTTGCTATAACCAAACCACGAATGTTTCGGTATAATCGAGTCATCATGGAAGTATAAAGCATTTGCAACTGGGTTAGCATATTTATTAAATACAACTGCATCAAGCACCAGTAGTTTCGTTTCAAGATACGTCTTTTTATCAACCTTCTTATGGCTTTCGTCTGTAACGCCAATAAATTGCCCAGAAGCATAAACAACAGAGCATACATCAGAACCCCAGCGACCAGATTTGACACGATTACGAATAACATTAATGACACCTAATTTCTCCTCTAATGATCTATTATTAACTTCATGATATACAGCTGTAGCATAACAAGCTATATCTGCTTCTAAAGTATTAATCTCCATTTGGTTGATAGAATCCATGTACTAAAGGGAGTATCTGTGCTGCACCAAGTTTCTGAATAATCATTTCTCTGATATTATATTTACTCATGCCAGCTAATTCACAACATAAATCATAAACATCATTATCATCAAATAACCATTGTATAGCATCAATCCTGTCTCGTAAAGCTATTTTATTTTTAGACTTTAAACTTGTTACAGATCTACTTGTAGCATTTTGTCTTACTTTTTTAGGTTCATAAAGTGCGTCATTAATAGTCTGGTATAGCATAGCCAATAATAGCTTGGCTTCTGGAAGCTCTGACAGTTGGCTTTTGTCATCATAATCCACTATATCGTCATCATAATCCATAATGTCTCCGTATTTTCATTAGGGTAAAATAAATGTTTATTACTTGCTATTACACAGATTATTGGTCACAATATCTATACAAGCTAATTCGCTTGGATTTTAATAAGGACATAATCATGTGGACAAAACCAGCTGTTACTGAAATGCGTTTTGGCTTTGAAGTTACAATGTATGTAATGAATAAGTAATGCTTTAGAGAGGGTGTTCCTAGAAAGGAACATCCTCATCTACCTCTTGTTTTTTAGGTTTAATATCACCGTCTTTTAACTGAATAGTTCCGCTAATAAACTTACCGTTTTTACCCTCACGAATCCAACCAGCAAGTCTAAACTCAACTCCTTCAGAATTTAAAATTCCAGTGTAGTTTGGTTTTTTAGGGTTGTCACCTTGATCGTTCTTAAACAATGTAAAGGTGTTTGTATTATCGTACTTTTGTTCTGCCATGCTTTTCTCCTTAAGTTATCTAACTGCGTTTTTACGTCTAGTATAATGCTTCTTTACTACTGAACCTCTAAATGCGTCTGGATTAGCTTCTAGTATTTCATCTATTGCTGCATGAAGCTTTTCCATGTAAGGTGCTTGACCATCTTCACCTAAATCCCAAAACTTTCTAGGCGTTAAACCACTACTAGCCATCATAAGTTTTAGTCTTTGTTCCTCTGTTAGTCTCATTCAATCTCCTTAAGTTTGTTGATTACATCATTCACCTCATCTAAAAACTTACCTACTTCTACTTCTAGTTCTTTTTGGTATACAGGGTCGGCATCCACACGTTTCACAAATAATTGCAAATGCTCTGGAAACATAGGATTGTAACTTATAAAGTCACACCACTTCCGACCTGTACATAGTAGCTGAAATTGTATTTGTGGTATATACTTGCTCGGAACTTCTTGTGTCATTAATGTTTCAGTATGTGTAGTGCCTAATGGGCATTTAATCTCAATCAATCCATCATCACCTACTAAACCATCTGGACTAGCACCAGCTTCCAAAGTAGGATGCTGAATAAATCCTACTTCTTCCACTTCACCATGTTGTTGCACATATCTTTCCCTAGCATAGAATTCCCTGTCAATTCCATCTTGCATCGCTTGGTTAATATATGTTTCTTGCTTTTCACCTGTAAGTCTTTCACTTACTAGCTGAATCTTGTAGTTACGTCTAGATGCAGACTCACCACTTTTAATCTTGGCTAATACATCAGCTACACGACTAGCTGTAACTTTGCCTAGTCGTGCCTGAAACCACTCTTCTGAACGTTGTTCCATTAGATAAAGTCCTCTGCTTTAGTATCTTTCATCTTAAATGTTGCAGCACCAGCACTTGCATCTACTACGTCATGCTCAACAATCTCAAGAGCAGCTACCCATAAGTATCTACGGATATATGTTTGCACAGCACCTAGATTCTGCACTTCATGACAGCCCTTAAGTGCTGCTGTAGACATAGGGCTAGTAATTTGTGTTTGAGATCCGTCTTCTAAATCTGTAATAGTTAATGTTGCTAACTCTTGACCAAAAGACACAATACCACAGATGTTTAATTTTGCAAATATTTTTTGAATAGCAGGCAAAAAGTCACCCAGTTCAAAATACTTATATCCAGCAAATTTATTGTGTCCAGATTTAGTTAAGTTTGTTTCTTGTAACTCTAATCTTGCTTGCATTAACTTTTTATAAACTCCCATCTTGCTTCCCTCCGTTATGTATTTGTTTACTTCCATCATTTGTTTTTCCATCATTACTTGATCGTGATACATTTGTTGATCCATATTTTTTCTCCCATTCGTCATTAGACTTTTTAAAGTCTTCTACCATGTCGTGCAATATTTCTGATACTCTTCTTAAATTATCCGCCATAAAAAATAACTCCAAAATATTATTACAAACCACTTTACCACATAATAGAACTTTTGTGTAAACTTTTTTTGCAATCTTTCATTTGTTACTATTCTCATAAATCTATCTACGTTCATATCTGCTCCTAACCTAGAACAGACACTATACTCCTAGTAAATTTGAAAGTCAACAACTATTTTAATTTTTTTATTTGTTGCTTTTAATAATTCTTTATGTTAATATGCCTTTACGTTAAATAACTGGAGATAAAAATGACGTATCAAGAGGCTGTATCACATTTTAAAACTAAATACCAAATGGCTAAAGCATTAGGTTTAACTAGACAGGCTGTGCAACATTGGTCTAAAAATTTAGATAAACCTATTCCAGAGTTGCGTGCATATCAGATTAAAGATATTCTTGCTAAACAATCTGGAGGTATTACTAATGATGCCTAGAAACTGGAAAAAATTTCAGCATTATAACAATAGATGCCCGCCTTGGATTAAAGTACATAATGATCTTTTGAAAGATCCAGATTGGTTTGCACTAAAAGATAGTAAAAGTGCATGGGTTTTAATTAATATTTGGTTAATTGCATCAGAAGATGTCGATGGGAAGCTACCAGATAGCAGAACGCTAGCATTTCGCTTGCAAATGTCTGAATCAGAACTAGAAAAACATTTATCTGTTTTAAAACAATGGCTTATTGATAATGATAGCATTATGCTAGCATCATGCAAGCAAAGTGGGGTTACAGAGACAGAGAGAGAGACAGATATATCGTTGTCTAGATTTAATGATTTTTGGAAAGAGTATCCAAGTAATCGTAAGGTAGGTAGAAAACCATGTGAAGTAAAATGGCAAAGAAAAGGTCTTGACAAAATTGCAGATAAGATTATACTTCATGTCAAAAATATGAAACTTACTAAACAATGGAAAGATGGTTTTAATCCAGCACCATTAACCTACATAAATCAAGAACGTTGGGAAGATGACAATGCACCTAAACGCAATGTATGGGATAATGCAATATGATTCCGTTTAGCTATGCAATACTAGATGACGATGGTGAAGTTGTTCGTAAACACAGATGGTCTGCAAGAGAAGCCAAATGGTTTAAAGACAATAATCCTAACGTCACCGTAATTAAATTAGAAAAACAAATTATCAAAGAAGATTTGTATGCACTTGTAGGTGAGTGTTTATATTAGGAGATTATATGTTTATGTATATGTATGCAAATGGTAAAAATGGTGAATATGAATTTTATTATCATAAACTTGATTCCATTAGTTGTATTAAAAAATCTTTTTATTACATAGGAAAGATTAAACTTGAGGATGAAGAATGAATTTAGGCGATGCTATGCAATCACTCACAGTCAGTCAGTCTGTTATTACTGACTATTATGAAAAAGAGGAATATGCTCATGCAGAATTTAAGGTTAAGGATACGTCTGTATTTACTGACGATGTCTTGCGATATTTTAATACTGAAATACATAGTGGCAAAACGTTGGGCTTCATTAAAACGGAAGATTCGTTTAGGGTAAGACCTAGTGAGTTGACTGTATTGACAGGAGTGTCAGGGCATGGTAAATCGCTCTGGTTGTCACAGGTTATATTATCTCTCATGTCACAAGGCACTAAATGTTTGTTATCAAGCCTCGAGATGAGACCAGTGCTTTCTATTGCACGCATGATCCAGCAAACTTTAGGGTCACCAGAACCTACTGATGAATACATAGAAAAGTTTTGTGAACGTGCAAAAGATAAATTATATATTTACGATCAGACTGGATCAACATCTAGTGAAGACATGATTGCTACATTGTATTGGGGTAAACATGTTTTAGGTGTCGATGTGTTTGTGATTGACTCACTTATGAAGATGTCAGATATTTCTGAAGACAATTATGAAAAACAAAAACTCTTCATAGATAGACTAGCAGTCACTTGCAGAGATTTAGAAATTCATGTATTCTTGGTAGCTCATACTAGGAAGATGGCAGATGAATCAGAAGTGCCAGATGCTACTCACATATTAGGCTCGAGCCACATACGCAATTTATGCGATAACATAATTTGTGTTTGGAGGAACAGAAACAAAGAACGTGAAGTTGAGAATAACGAGAAGACGGAAGATGAATTAAAGAAGATTCCAGATGCTATGGTGTTTGTTCAGAAGCAACGTAATTATCAGTTTGAAGGAAAGTTTAGTTTTTGGTTTGACCCTAAAGGATTAAAATATAAAGAATCACCACGATGACAATAAATGATTTTATAAAACAATGCAAAGAATTATTTGGTGATGACATAATTTATAAAGCAACATCAAAAGATGGTGTAACTTTTAAATCAAAAGGATGGAGAGATAGTTATGATTCGGTTCGTTTTAACGAAGTACAATCTAGAGAATTTCTTGGTAAAGATTAAATCACTAGACTTGTCTAAACGATGGAGAGTAAATGTGACTGAAGAAAAAGCTGTACGTTCACTTGAGCAGAATGAAAGACTGTGGTCGCTATATGGGTCAATCGCTAATTACATTGGGGAAGATCCTAGCACAGTTCACGAGTTGTTAACATATAAATTCTTACGCTATCAAACAGAGATCGCTGGGAATCCTGTAGAGTTGGTTAAGTCCACCACAAAACTTACTACAAAAGAAATGACAGAGTATCAAGAGAATTGTGAACGATGGGCTGCAAGTCTTGGTTGGAGTTGGGAGCTTTGAACTATCGCAATAAAAAACTATTAGAAGCTGTGAGAGATTTTCCTTGTGCTATGTGTGGAAGACAAGACGGAACAGTTTGTGCTGCTCACTCTAATCAGCAGCGTGATGGCAAGGGCACAGGTATCAAGGCTCATGATTATAGAATCGCTAGTCTTTGCTATACATGTCATGATATGATAGACAATCACAAAGAATTAGATAAGCAAGAACGTGTTGATGCATGGGAGTCTGCTCATCGTAAAACTATTGGTTGGTTATTTGAAAAGGAGATAATTAAAATTGGGTAAAGGCTCTGGCAGAAGACCATTACTAATTGAGAATGAACAATTAGAAAAGAATTGGGATTTGATATTTGGTAAGAAGAAACAATCTCGCATGGATACCATTGGTCAAAATGGAAACAATGGCGATCACTACGAATACGAATTAAATAAATCAACAGGCGAAGTAGAAAAAAGATTTATAGATGGATTTGAAAAGCCTAACGGAGAACAATTTGGCAACGAGTCCAACGCAGTTGAGTCTTAAGAAGTTAAAAGAAGATGGCTATTTAGTTGCTATCACAGAGCATTGGAATCCATTCGCTAGAATACGTCAAGACTTATTTGGTTTTATAGACTTACTTGCAATTAAAGATGGTCAAGTGTTAGCAATACAAACCACGAGTAAATCAAACATGAATGCTAGAGTTAAAAAGATTGGTGATTCAGAACACATTGGCAAAATAAGAAAATGTAATTGGCAAATAGAAGTTTGGGGATGGAGTAAGAATAAAAGCAATCGTTGGGAATTGAAAGTGATTGACGTATCATGAGCCCACATCAAAGACAATATGAAGTGCATGGTAAATCAGTTAATCTAGAAAAGTTCCGCATCCATATTCTAGATGTCATTGAGAATGACGAATTAACTATACCACAAATAGCAGAAGCATTAAAGACAGACTCTAGAAGACTTATGGGTGTATTGTATAATATGCACGCAGCAGGTTTAGTTCATGTCAATAAACAAAACAGATTTCTCATATTCTCTAAAGTAAAAGTGCCAATGCTACAAGAGATATTTCATCCTATGCCAGACTTTAGCGATAGGATCAAAAGTATTTATATTCATTCAAGCGAGGAATAGATGCACGCAGATAGATTAAAACAGATACTTGATGATTGGGCTTTATGGATGCACGCACCTAGTAGCAAACTAGGATATCCTAGTAAGTCATTAGGCATGATTAGTGGTGGCGAGTCTACCAATGATGCTTTTGAGGATATGGTTTCAGAAATGGATATGACTAACGTTAGAACGATAGATGCTTGCATATCAAGCCTTGAGCCAGACCAGAGAGATGCTATCTACGCTAGATACCTCAAGACTTCAAAGTATGATGACTATGAGACCCAGTTGGCACTAGCCTTTGATAACTTACTAACTATGGCTTCTAGGCGTATTGTCGCTTGACAGATCAATATGTTTTATGCTATAATTCGGCTGTTGGGATAGTCTCGCCCATCATCTCCGTAATACATTTAAGCCCTTGTAAATAAAGGGCTTTTTTTTGGACATTATATGAAGAAACCTACAACTAAAAAAGGTAAGTTAGCTAAAGTAGCTAAAGTCATGGGTGAATTTAAGCGAGGTAAGCTTCATTCAGGCAAAAGCGGCAATATTGTCAAGGACACAAAGCAAGGAATTGCGATTGCCTTGTCAGAAGCTGGCATGAGTAAAAAGAAGAAAAAGTAATTCAAAAGTTTTCATTTGAATCTGGAAAAATCAGGTGAAAAATCCGATTTCTAAAATAAATTTCATTTAAAATTTACAGGTTTCAATCCTGCATGGGTTTGTGGTATTGCGAATGAGAATCATTCTCATTAAGTATTTAGGCAAGGCTTGCCCCTTAAGCTTTATAAAGTTTTTAAAAATAATCGTTTTTAAAGCGATAGCATGCCCCTTGTAAATAAATACAATTTTAAAAAGCCCCATAATAGGGCTATAAGCATTAAATAATTAATTCATAATATAAACCCTTAACAAAACATAAAAGGGGCTAAAAAGCCCCTTAAAATTGATTTAAATCCGATTATATTGCTAGGATCGGGATCGTTTTTACAATAAAGCCGTTATTTTCTTTTTTAGCCTTGCCTTTAGCATATAAGCCTAAAATCGTATTTTTAGGGCTTAAAAACGTCAAATCGCTTTCATCGCCGTTTAATACTTGCCTATTTAAATAATAAGCGGGTAAGTTTTGATCCGAAAATACAACCGAAAGCCTTAAACCTTTTTTAATTGCGATATCATTAAATTTTTTGAATTCTGGTTTATTTGAATATGAAAAAGTAAGATCATAATTTTTAGGTAAATTATCACGATAAGGATTTTTGCTGTAATCATAAAACTGGATTTCGGGAAATAATTCAAAAATAGTGACGCTGCGGATTTTGTTATGTATGAATTCATAGTCAAATCGTATATTTTCCCATTCAATGTCACTAGTACCATTAAGCCTTATCACTGGTATTAAACCCTTTTTAATTGCTGTCTTTTGTAAACAGTCAATTTCAAGGGCTAATTTATTCATAAATGCATTTAAATCGGTATTAAATAGTTTTGTACGATTTAAGCGGGCTTTTTGTACATTATTGAAAATGCCCCGCCCTGCGGTATACAGGCATGCATCAGTACATCCTGCAGCTTTAGCAAAAGGGCATAAGTTTTTCCCGCCTAAAGTATACGGGGCAAGGTACATGATACCAGTAAGATAACCCTTTTCAAGCCCCTTTATAGTTTTTGTATCGTGATTGATAGATAATAATTTCATAAAATAACCCTTTTTATAATTGTAATTGTGAAGGCTAAATATAGCCCTAAAGCTTACTTAAGAAAATAAGCTTTAAGATATATTTAAATAGGCTTTCCGCCTAAAGCTTGCTTTATTATTTTGTTAGCTAGTTTTTTATTATTGACTAGAAAATATCGCTGGTTTATTAAACCTTGATCCCGATATTTAAAAAGATCATTCATAAATAGCATTAAGCCTTGATTATCAAAACGGGCTATTTTCTTATCCTTGAAATCTATTACATACATATTAAGCCCCTTTTGGTAAATACATACCGATTTTTTGATTTTCTACAATTGCAAAATCAACGGCAAATTTTACAAGCTCACTAGCTGCCTTTTCGGAAGGTGCATAATAATAAATGCAATTCATAATTGACGATAAAAGCCCCGCTAACGTTTCATGATCGGGATTTTCTTTTATTAATGATAAGGCTTCTAAAGCATTAAGCCCTGCATCGTAACCATAATCAAAATTATTAATCATTTAATGCCCCTTTAAAGTAAAAATATAAATAGAATCCAGCTATATAAGGCTATAAAGCCTAAAAAAGCATAGATAAAATGTTTAAATAGATTTTGCATAATTATTGATCCTCTACATGTAAGCTTGAAAAATCGCCATGATCTTTTGCTAGCATTTCATTATATTCATGCAGTAGATCCGATTCGAGCTCATAGTCAATATTTTCTGGAATAGTGATTAATGTAAATCTTTTTTTACTGTCAATGCTATTTAATGCTTTAGCTAGTGATTTAATGTTTTGTTTCATTTTTTAGCCTTTCGGTTATGTTATTAGATAAAACAGCTATTAAATATAAATTTTGTAATTGTTTTGAATCAAGTGTTATTAATCGATCCAATTCATTACATATATCATTTAAGCTTAATTGGTTTATAGTGTCAATATTATCTATTGTGATCATTAATAAGCCCCTTTCTTATATTCATCAGGGGCTATGCTATCCCATATTTGAAAATTATGATCGTAAATCATAGCAAGCTTTCTTAAATTATGCTTTTCATTAATGCCTTTCATATAGGCTGCATGATCATCAGAATAAGAATAATGCCAATCATGAGCTTCTAAAGCCTTTAAATACTGTTTTAAGCCCTGCATTGTATTATTCATGAATTGCCCCTTGTAATTGGTTTAAATAGTTTAATGCTGCTTTATGCTCATTATTAGCCCATATGCTATAAATGCCTTGATCATTAAACCCTATTACATAGTTTAATTGTGATCTATTCATATAAGCTTTAGATCTTGCTTTATGTACTTTATACTTTAATTCATTGATAAATTGATTCATATATTGCCCCTTATATAGTGTAAAAGAATAGATATTATAGTAAATTAGATTTTACTTCAATAGGTAAATCGGAATTATAAAAAGGATTCTTATAATTAATGCCTAATGTATAACGCTTATATGATCTAATCTTACTTGATTTATCAGTATGCTTTTCAATGATTCGAAACTTAATGCCTTTATCATCTAAAGCCTTTAGGTATAGTGACAAGTCACAATCCTCTTCAAGGTAAGCATAAGAGTGCTTTTCATTGCTGCGGATATAAGAATATGTACTGATCTTATCGTGTATTTCAAGGTTAAAAAGCTCGGATAAGCTTACTTTTGCCCATCCATGAGCAGGATCAGTGTATAAAACGATTGATTTCATAATAGCCCTTTCAATAATTAATAGTAAATAAAAGTTTACATGATCATAGTAAAACAATATTAAACAATGTCAATATATAATTGTGATTTAATTTACTTATCACATATTGACAAAACTAGGATAATAGTATAATGACCGATAACGATAACGAGAATCATTCTCAAGTAAGCATTGACATAAAGCCCGATGCATTAAAGGCGGATGATATAAGCATGGATAGCAGCCTATCTATTGACATGATAAAGCAGCCCGAAAGCCTTGAGACAAGCAAGGATAAAGGCGGAAGACCCCCGCACCTTCCAACAAGCGACACCCGAAATAAAGTGTTTATGTTATCGTCAGTAGGAACACGCCATGAGGATATCGCCACAGTACTATCTATTAGTGCAGATACCTTGACTAAATATTACAAGGAAGAACTTGACAAAGGTCGTATTGAGGCTAACGCTTCTGTAGCAGAGACTTTGTTTAAGCAAGCTAAAGAAGGAAACACCACAGCTATGATCTTCTGGTTAAAGTCTCGTGCCAAGTGGAAAGAATCAACACAGCATGAGATCAGTGGGAATCCAGATGGCACACCTGTAGAAGTTAAGATTGTGACAGGTATAGAATAAGCAAGCTAAAGCTCGCATAGAGTAGACCCCCACCCCCTTGTTTTTTAAAAATCGAAAAACCAGAATTATTTAAAACGGCAGTACCCAAATTTTTTATAGGATATTATTATGGCAGGCTTATTAGAATATTTAGACGCAATACGCAAATCTTCACCTACAGGTGCAGGTGTTGGTCAGCTTTCAGAAGCAGAAGCTGCAAGACTTATGGGCGGTGTAAACATGGGTCAGATGACTGAAGCTGAAGCTGCACGATTAAACCAACTTATGATGCAAATGAAAATGGATGAGTTCTCTAGACAAAATGCTTTTATGTCTAATCCAAGAGCAGTACCGTACTACCAACAAACAAATCCACTAGGTAACACAATGACTAATGTACCTCCACAAGCAGGTGGTATGTCTGTAAGTAATGCAAGACCACCTATGGATTTAAACACACTTTTAAGAATGATATCTAGATAAGGAGAAAGCTATGCCAATGGTCGGAAAAAAGAAATTTGCTTACACAGAAAAAGGTAAGAAAGAAGCTAAAGAATACGCTAAAAAGACAGGTAAAAAGATGGCTGCTAAACCTGCTAAAAAAGGCATGAAGAGTGGCTACTAAAGGTCTATACGCTAACATACATGCTAAACGCAAACGTATCGCTGAAGGCTCTGGCGAGAAGATGCGTAAGGTAGGTTCTAAAGGTGCACCTACTGCAAAAGCATTTAAACAATCAGCAAAGACAGCTAAAAAGAAATGATTAAAAAAGGCAAAGAAACGTTCTCTGGTTTTAACAAACCTAAACGCACACCAAGCCACCCTACTAAATCACATGCTGTTTTAGCAAAAGAAGGTGACAAAGAGAAACTTATACGCTTTGGACAAAAAGGTGTAAGTGGTGACAAAACAGATACAGCAAGAGCTAAATCATTTAAGGCACGACACGCCAAAAATATTGCTAAAGGCAAAATGTCTGCAGCATATTGGGCAAACAAAGTAAAGTGGTAATTTAACAACTAGGAGGCGATGACCCTATATGGAGTCGCAAAAAACTTTAGACACTGGGTATAGACCACGAGTCCCCCAAAAATTGATTCACCAAGCAGTAAAAGATAATAGGTTTGTGGTAGTGGTAGCACACAGACGTATGGGTAAAACTGTATCAGCCATTAATCAGCTGATTCATAGTGCACTTACCTGCACAAAAAAAGACCCTAGATACGCATATGTAGCTCCAACCTACAACCAATCTAAACGTATTGCATGGGATTACCTTGTTAATTACACACGCCCTTTAGGTGCAAAAGTAAACATTGCCGAACTTCGTGTAGACTTTATGGGTAGACGTATCTCACTTTATGGTGCAGATAACCCAGACTCTCTTCGTGGTATTTACCTAGATGGAGCAGTCATAGACGAAGTAGGTAACATAAATCCATCTGTCTTCAGTGACATTATCAGACCTGCGTTAACAGACCGACTAGGTTTCTGTGTTGCAATGGGCACACCCAAAGGCAACAATCACTTCAGGGGTCTACGAGATCGTGCTGCTGAAGGACAAGGATGGAAATTACTAGAGTTTAAATCTAGTGACACCAAGCTACTAAACGAACAAGAACTTACAGCTGCTCGTCTTGAAATGGGCGAAGATAAGTTTATGCAAGAGTTTGAGTGTTCTTTTAATGCTCCTGTAGAAGGATCATTCTACTCTAAACTAATTAATGAAATAGAAGAGAAAGCACACATTACAGAGATTCCTCGTGATGACTTGTGCCGTAGTTATACCTCTTGGGACTTGGGTATCTCTGACTCTACATCTATTTGGGTAGCACAACTTACAGGTAAAGAAATACGTCTTATTGACTACATGGAAAATCATGGTCAAGGATTAGACTACTATGTGCAATGGTTGCGAGATAACGACTATGCACACTTTACACACATATTGCCACATGACGTAGAAGTAAGAGAATTAGGTACTGGTAAATCTCGTAAGGAGACACTAGAAGATGCAGGATTATCAATTGTTACTGCTCCTCGCCTTAATGTTATGGATGGCATACAAGCAGTTAGACGAATAATACCTAGATGTTGGTTTGATCCTAAAACAAAACAAGGTCTAGATGCACTACGCAACTATCGTAGACACTATGATGAGAAGCGTGCAGTTTTCCACGATAGACCACTACATGATTGGTCATCACATGCTGCAGACTCGTTTAGATATCTAGCTACAGGATTAGATGAGAGTCCAGCTGAAGAGTGGAATAAACCTATTAACGTAAATACTAAATGGATAGTTTAATGGATATTAACAAATTAAAAAGCATTGTCGAGTCTGAAATTGATGATTCTATTGGCTATGTTGAAACAGACACAGTTGCAGAACGTCAACAAGCACTTGAATACTATCTTCGTGAGCCATATGGTAACGAAGTAGAAGGCAAATCACAAATTGTTACTGGTGAAGTAGCAGAAGTTGTAGATGGAGCTTTGCCTCAACTTATTCGTGTATTTACTTCTACAGATGGTGTTGTTGAATTCCAACCTACTAACAGTGGTGACGAACCTTTTGCACAACAAGCAACTGAATATTGTAATTGGATATTCTACAGACAAAACGATGGCTTCTTAATTCTACATAATTGGTTTAAAGACGCACTTCTACAAAAAACTGGTATTGTAAAAGCATACTGGGATGAGAAAGTAGACGTTACAAAAGAAAAATACGAGTCACTTACAGACGATGAGCTCATGATGCTCATGCAAGATGATGATTTAGAAATCGTAGAACAAGAAACAGAAGAAGAAATAGAAGAAATTACTGACCCAATGACTGGTCAAGTCTTCCAAAACATTAAACGTGAACACGAAGTTAAGATCAAACGCACTAAAAAAGAAGGTAAAGTGGTCGTAGAAAACGTACCACCAGAAGAATTCCTTATTTCTAAACGTGCTAGAACCATTCAAGACTCACCATTTGTAGCACATCGTAGAATGTTGACTCGTTCAGAGTTAGTTGCTATGGGTTTTGACAAAAAAATAGTAGATTCTTTAGAATCTGGTGATACTTTAGAGTTTAGTCCAGACAGAATTGCTCGTTATTCACAAGGCGAACAACCAAATAGCATGGGTTCTCAAGACCAATCTATGGAAGTTGTAGAAGTTTACGAATGTTACATCAAAGTAGACTACAATAATGACGGTATTGCTGAATTAAGACGCATTGTATACGCTTCTAATGAGATTTTAGAAGATGAAGAGTGTGATTATGTACCATTCCACTCACTTTGCCCAATTCCGATCCCACATAAATTCTACGGACAGTCTTTAGCTGATCGTGCACTAGATTTACAGCTTATTAAGTCTACTGTTTTACGTCAAATGTTGGATAATCTCTACTTAACTAACAATTATCGTGTTGGTGCAGTAGAAGGACAAGTAAATCTTGATGATTTATTGACATCTACAGCTGGTGGCGTTGTAAGATTAAAGAATCCTAACGCTTTAGTACCATTAACTGTAGCTCCTACAACATCTGGCTCATTCCCAATGCTTGAATACCTAGATGGCGTACAAGCAAGACGTACAGGTGTATCAGATTCACAAAATGGTATTGATCCTAACATACTACAAAACGTAACAGCTGCTGCTGTGTCAGCAATGTCACAAGCAAGTGCAGGAAAGCTTGAATTAATAGCTCGTATCTTTGCAGAAACAGGCGTTAAATCGCTTTTCAAAGGAATCCTTACCCTACTATGCAAATATCAAGATAAAGAGCAATTGGTGCGTTTAAATGGTAAATATGTATCATTTAATCCTCGTGAGTGGAGCAACCAATACAATGTATCTATTAACGTAGGTTTAGGTACAGGTACACGTCAAGAACAATTAACAACAATGCAAATGATCTTGCAAAAACAAGAGCAAATCATTCAGCAATATGGTTTATCTAATCCATTAGTGAACTTAATGCAATATCGTAACACATTAGCCAAGTTTATTAACATGGCTGGTTTTAAAGATGCTGCACAATTCATGAATGAGATTACACCAGAGCAAAACGAAATCTTGTCACAACCTCAACCAGAAAAACCAGATGCAAATGTACAAGCTACAGAACTTCTTGTACAAGTTGAACGTGAAAAAGCACAACTTAAAGCACAAACTGACGCTGCTAAACTTGATTTAGAGCGTGAGCAAATGCAATTAGAGAATGCTCGTAAAGCATTAGAACTTCAACAACAAGAACTAAAACAAAATACTGAATTAGCTCTTAAACAATTGAAGATTGAAGCTGATGCTGCTAATCAAGCAGAACAAACTCGTGGTGCTAATACAAAATCTATTGTAGATGCTTTAAATACCATCAATAACATGACACAGGAAAATAATAATGTCCAATAAAGTAGACGCTATTACTGGCATACTTAATGACGAACATTTTCAATCTGTAATTAAAGAACTACAACAAAACCAATTACAAACCATTATGTACTCAAATCAAAATGAGTCTGATGTGAGAGAACAAGCCTATCAAAGATTAGCTTGTTATAACGAACTTATGTCTTACTTGGAATCAATCGCTAAAACTGGCGAAATTAAAAGTAAAGCATGGAAGATATTTTAGACATTTCTAAAATGGGTAACCTCCCCTAGAGGATTATAGGAAATAAAAATGAGTGAAACAACCATGACTCCAGAAGATTCTGGAAGTGGCGAGCTTACAGTAAATCAAGCAGCCAATGCTTTTGAAGGTTTAATGAACACCCCAGCAAACTCGGAAGAGCAATTAGCAGGTGAACAACAAGCTGAACAAACAGAGGCTCAAGAAGCAGAGCCACAACAAGAAGCTGAAGCAACTGACGAAGCTGAAGAAGTAGTTGAGGAAGAAGCTGAAGAACAAGAAGAAACCGAAGTTGAAGAAGAGGAACAACCCCAGACTTTTAAAGTAAAGGCGGCTGGGGAAGAAAAAGATGTCACCCTCGATGAATTAATTAAAGGTTATCAACTTGGTGCTGATTACACTAAAAAGACCACAGAGGTAGCTGAACAACGTAAAGCTGTTGAGGCTGAACGTAAAGCTATTGAGGAGGCAAAGTATGCTCGTGATACATATGCTCAACGTTTGCAAGCTATAGAAGAATTTATAGTTTCACAAACGCCGAATGAGGACTTAAATGCCCTTAAAGAAAACGACCCTATAGGATATGCTGTTAAAGTCGCTGAACTTTCTGAAAGGAAAGAACAACTCGCTGCTATAAGAGCAGAGCAAGACAGAATTGCACAATTGCAACAATCTGAAACTGCTCGTGCCATGCAAGAAAGAGTTGCACAGGAAGCACAAAAATTAACGCAAGTCTTACCAGAGTTTTCAGACCCTGCTAAAGGCGAAAACCTCCGTAATGAGATTCGCAATTATGGCAAATCGCTTGGATTTTCAGATGCTGAATTATCTAGCGTCTATGATTCTAGGCACGTTATTACTCTACACAAGGCGATGATGTATGACAAGCTTCAAAAGTCAAAACCTGCTGTAACAAAGAAAGTTTCTGAAGCACCAAAGATGCTGAAGGCTGGATCTGCTACAAGTAATAACAATACAGAAACAATTAAAAAACAGAAAGCACAGTTGCGTAACAGCGGACATGTCCGTGACGCAGCAGCTTTATTTGAACAATTTTTATAAGAAAGAAGAATAAAACATGGCAACATATCAAACCTATACCGCTATAGGTCAACGTGAGGATTTAACAGACGTTATCTATAACATTTCTCCAACAGAAACACCATTTATGTCATCAGTTGGCAAAACAAAAGCTACTGGTGTTCTCCATGAGTGGCAAACAGACAGCCTAGCAGCTGTTAATGGTTCTAACGCTGCAGTTGAAGGTGCAACAGCATCTGATGCAACATTATCACCAACAACACGTCTTGGCAACCGTACACAAATCTCACAAAAAACTGTGAAGATTGCTGGTACTCTTGAAGCAGTAAACAAAGCTGGTCGTAAATCTGAAAAGGCTTACCAATTAGCTAAAGCTTCTGCTGAAATC